AACCTTATTAATATATTCACGTCGTTCTCTGGGTGAAGGTAGATTACGAATTGCGTTTAAAAACGCGTTTGAATCAATAGTGGAATGTAATTTACCTTGAATATAATTAATTTTATTTTTTAATTCATAAAAACTCATATATTTTTACGCAACATTTTTTTCTAAATTGTCGGTATATATTCCCATCTGAGTTCTTCACATATCTTTTTCCATATGACGTCTTGTTGGTACAACTTTTCCTTAGACTTGAGTAAAGGAAAGTATTTAAGGTACGAATCTTCACTCAAAAGTTCACAAAACTTATACAAAACGTACGAGTAACTCAAAAAGTTTTTACGTTCGCTCGGACAATTATCGTCGAACGGTTTTTGGATATCCTTGAACATTATACGTAGACGCTCCTCGAGTTCTTGAGGCATTTTCGGGGGTGATATTCCACTCAAAATGTTCGTGATATACGGAACGTGTTCGTAATACTTATTGAGTTTGAGTTTCTTAAGTAAACTCCGAACGCGTGCGTGTGTGATTTCCTCGACAATCTTTATTTTAATTTTTTTCAGTTCTGTCCTTAGTTGTTCTATAACCTCTTGTGGTATGTTCGTGGTTTCTTGTGCCTGAAACTGCGATAACCACTCGTTAAAATGGTTCTCGCGTTTATACGAATAATTGACGATTTTCTCTGACGTTTCCTGTTCTTCTCTGTATGTGAGTTCTTCGCTTATGAGTGTTGCAAGTATTGCGCCACAATTATCACACACGAGATCACTCGTATCCGAAAAGTGAAAAATGTTACTCTCGGGACAATTCGGACACTCCTCTTTCTTTTTTTCCACAGGTCTATCTATATTGTTTACCTTTTCAACTTCTATGAGGTAATCGTCAAATATATCTTTCCTTTGTAACCCGGTTGTTTCTTTACAGTTAAATATATTATCCGTACTCACTTCGCGTTCGAGATCTTCGGTATACTGTTTCATGTAAGGCATACACTTTATGATATAATCCGACATTTCGGATTCGTACATGGATTTATTTAAAGGGTCGTTTCGTATTAGTTCTTCCCACGTCTTTATTTTATTATTATAACGGCTTAAAAAATTGCCTTCCATATAATAATTAATTAGATATGTTACTTAATCTTTTAACTAACGTTATAGTATGGGTTCACATGACCTTAAAAAATATTTTTTCAAAACCCGATCACGAGATAATAGATTGTTCCATGGAGTATGAAGTAAACAACGAGAAAACACCTAGCGAACTCGACGAATTCTGGGAAGACGAGTTCGAGGAGTGGGATGGCGAAACCGAACACTTTTATAAAAACCTTATGAATACCGACTATAAAAATACACAAATTCCGGGTAACATTAAAAAGACTGTTGTTCGATTAAAGTACTGGTACAATGACAAAATGTACAAATACCTTACCTACGACATGGGACACGCTTGGCCTCCCCAAACATCTAATGGTATTTCATTTAACATACCAATCGTGAGTGCACATTTGCTCGATTCGTACGATAAACCAGTAAAAGATTTACTAAACAAAATAAAAAGGTACGCGGGACCTCGTTTCGATTTTCACGGTGAAAAGGTAAAGATAAGCGACATGTTATATTACGACGAGGAAACACTCGAACAAGATTTTCCTACTATACGATTACGAAACGCGTTAGGTATGGTAAAACACGTTAGTACTGTAGACGGGTACGTTACTGATCTTCGGGTACCTTAGTCGCGAGGTAAAATTTAAGTTCACCCAAATTTGCGACGTTATATTTTAGTATTAAAAACCTATTCTGTTCTTCTTGCATTATTTGCACCGTAGAACACATGCTCGTGGCCTTTGTGAATATATTAAGGTACCGAAGGGAATATTTACCCGAAATTTTGGGACTCTCTTCCGTACATTCAATACTCGTTTCTTGGTTCGCGAAATCACCGTCGCAGTGAAGTTTTAACATTTTCCCGTCCCGGGTTATTTCTATATCGTTACCAATGTTATACATGTCTCTACATATTCTTTGGAAATCGGACGAAAGCATGGGTGTTATTGTAGTCATGTTCATTTGTGGAACTTCGATTTGGTTTTCGTTTATATCCAAAAGTTTTAGCGAGAATGTCGTACATGATTTCTTAGACTCGCTATGAATTTCTATGTTCATGAATTCTTTACAATCTATTTTAATCACGAGAACATCGTTGTTCGTTATAGATTTCAGAAGTTTAAACGTGTTTGAGACGTTTATACCGGCAACAATTTCGTTTTCGCAATTGTATTCCTCGAAATTGTCGGCTGAAAGATACATGTCCACGAGAGAAGTTCTCGCCGTATCTAGAGTAACTATATACATTCCGTCTTTTTTGAAGTAAACGTTTACATCGTTGAGTATATCCTTTAAAACTTCGAAAGTTGATTTTATAGCAGATGCCTGTACGGTCGCTAATTTCATTAGTTTAGATTCTATTTAATTCTTTAATTATTGTTTAGTTTGTTGGTTATATGCATCCGAAACGCTCCTGTTTATTTTTTCTTCGAGTTCTGGGGTCATGGCGGGTTGTAAAGACATGCCGTAACTGTCTAATTCGAATATTTCATCCATACCTTCACCGTCTAAAGTTGTCATATTACACGAACCAAACCCAACCAGATCTAGTTCCTTTACTGGTAAAAGAGACTGTAACCAGTTTCGTATTTCGTTACCGACGAGAAATTTACCGTTTTTAGTAAGCATGGTCGGTACACGGCTAATTTTGTTTTTGAACTGGGGTGGTATACCGAGTTTGTTTATGTTATGGTACGAGACAATATGTTTTAACTCTTCGTGTTTGTTTATAAAGTTAATCACGTCTATGCTGTGACTACACTGTGGACTGTATATTAAGAGGGACATGCTACTAACTAAACTTATAATTTAATTTTTTTTCTAAATAAAATCACAGTTATATATAGATGAATACAATTGTTTTCGCTTCACTTGTGTTTTTTATATACTATCTACTAATCAGGGTGGAAACGTATGTGTTACCCGAAAAAGTTTTGACTGAAGATGAAATAGATTTGTCTGATTACGTCGAAGAGGAGGAAGTTTCTGTAACACACGACCTCATGCAAGAAATCATATTACGAACGAACGAAAAAATTTCCAAAAAAACTGGTATGTGTACGTACATAATAGAAACTACGGCGATCAAGAAATTCGTACACAAGGAAAATGGTAAAAATGTGTATAGGTGTATGTTCATGACCGTAAAATACGGTAACCCCGGTTTCGATTTTGGGTTTTTGGTATCGGTTGACGTTGACGTTATAAACGAAGGACCGAGGTTCGAGGAACTCGACGTCGATAAGGAATTTTTTGGTGGTGAGGGAAGACAAACGAGTGATATAATGGAAGAAACGAAACGGGACATCGAGGAAAGGATGGCAAACATAGACGAATTGAACGAGATCGAACAAATACGTTTGAGACGAGACTATAAAAAAATGAAACAGTTGGAAAAAAATCTGAAAACCAAAATAGACGAAAAGCCTAAAGTTTCAATCATGTCTATGCGTACACAACCCATATACACGGACAAACCAAATAATATAGACGTTTTTGTCCGACCGACCAAATCACAGGAATTTGTAGATTACAATTTGGTAAGGGATAGTGAACTCAATTTCATAAAGGGTAGAAATTTTATCGAAAAACAAATTATGAGTTCGGAAGAAATGTACGGGAAAAAAAATGAAAAAATTTTATAAAAAAAACTTCGAAATTTATACGCCCTATACACGATCGAAAAAAAAAAGTTTCTTTCAAAAAAAATTATAACTAATAATTAATATTTTTTACTTTATACTAACGCATCCGTGAAACCTTACATAATATATACAGTATAAAAAGGGGGGTACGTTTTCGAAGTAAAAAAAAATTTAAAAACCGAAAACTTATTTACTTTGGAATAAAATTTATTTTTTTATGATTTCAAAGTATGATAAAAATCAAACCAAAAAGACCACGGTTTTACTTTTATACTTTTCAAAAAATATTCAAAAAATAAAAAGTAAAAAGTTTCACTTTTTGACCTATTTAAAAAGTAAAAAATGGGTGTATTTTTTTTTATTTTTTATACTTTAAACTTTTAAAAAGCTAATTTAAGTATAAAAAATAATTCAGAAACTATACAGGTTTTCACTTTTTTCACTTTATTTTTCACTTTTTACTTTATTTTTCACTTTTTTTATTCTATCGCGTTTTTTTTATAAAAAATATTATACAGGGCAACTATATATGAATTATCAAATAAAAATAAAAGCCTTAAATGGTTACGATGAAAAAATAAAAGAAGTGTTTTCGCGTGATAGATTTAGTAGAACTGTTCGAATTAAAGAGAGTATATATGATGAAACTTACTATATATTGTTAGTGACTTGTAATTATAAACAGGCAGCTTTGAGAAGTGAGTTAAAAAAATATTTTAAACATTCTAGTGGTAAAAAACATTTATCTATAAAAAAATGGGATGGTAATCTCGATTCTGTTTTATATCTATTTAAAAATGGAAAACCACATTTAGATATGTTGAAAGGATTTATGAATTACCAATTTGAAAATATACATGAAAATGTAGAAAAAATAATAAAAGTTTCTAAAAAATTTGGACCATTCTGTAATATGATTAAGCGTGCTGTCGTGTATTTTACAGGAAATAAAATACACGAACCAAGTGATAAAGAAATTTACAAATACATCATGTGTTTTATTAAAAATTCAGATGATCCATTTCCTAACAAAACTGAAATGGAGAATTTGATATTACGAATCCAAGGTAGTGTTCGAGATCGTGATTCTTGGGAAAAATATATAGATACTGCATTTCAAAAATTAAATTTTTAAAAAATTTTCGAAAAAAAAACTTAGAAATTTATACGCCCTATACACGATCGAAAAAAAAAAGTTTCTTTCAAAAAAAATTATAACTAATAATTAATATTTTTTACTTTATATTAACGCATCCGCGAAACTTTACATAATATATACAGTATAAAAAGGGGGGTACGTTTTCGAAGTAAAAAAAAATTTAAAAACCGAAAACTTATTTACTTTGGATTAAAATTTATTTTTTTATGATTTCAAAGTATGATAAAAATCAAACCAAAAAGACCACGGTTTTACTTTTATACTTTTCAAAAAATATTCAAAAAATAAAAAGTAAAAAGTTTCACTTTTTGACCCATTTAAAAAGTAAAAAACAAGCCCGAGTTTAAATTCAGAAAAAATAATTTCGTTTTATTGTATGATCAGTATTGATGAGATATCTCGTATAACTGAAAAACGTAACAAACTCAGAAAAGAGACGTACGTTAAAATATATGAACAGATCACTAAGAAAATACGACAATCGGTTGAATTAGGTCACAAACACGTTTTTGTTCAAATACCTTCTTTTGTCATGGGGTACCCGCACTTTGAAAGACACAAAGCGCTACAGTACATCGTCAGACAATACGAGATAGGTGGTTTCATGGTTCAGCGCGTGGGTGAATACGAACTATGTATATCGTGGCGTCCCAAAAAAACGAAAAAGACTGAGGATAAAAGTGTAAACGAAGAACTCGGTGATTTTCCAACACTCGTGAATTTGAAAAAAACTGCAAACAAGTACAGGACAACGCGGTAATTAGTTCATAAAAAAAATCCGCTTTATCATAAATGGATAACCTTAACATATTAGTAGAAGCTAAGCGTGAATACCTTGGTCAATTATGTATACTCATGTGTCCGGTTATGATAGAGGTTTACGAAGAAATGTACAAAGAAGCTTATAATCTTTCCAAGGGGAGAAAGGTTTTGATAATGTTTCAAAAACTTTTGAAAGAAGTTCCAAACTGGAGCGACGCGCAATCTAAATCACACAGTGATAACATTGCAAATAGGTGCGCTTGGTTTAACGATCTCATCGCGGCTGTTTTTGTGAGCTGTGTTAAGATTTTGTCCGCGGTTCGTTTAAGTAAGGATAACAAGAAAATATCACTCAAGTTACCAACGAATGAAGTGTTCATTCAAATGTGTTATAACAAAGCCGCCGAGAATCTTTATAACGATCCTTACATATACCACGACTCACAAAACGAAAACGCGAGAAACGATAAGTTGTTTGAACGTTTTTCCGCGTGTATAGAATCTGCGGTGAAAGAACTCATACCCGTACAACAAATATTACAAACGTACATGTCCCAAAAACAAGAAGGCCAAGACCTCGATTTGGGTGAAGCTGAAGTTGGTGATTTTGAAGACCCGGAGATAAACGAAGGAAACCAAGAGGAAATAGAAAGTGACGGTTTTGATCAGGGAATGGAACCAGAACCCGTTTCGGAACCAGAACCCATGTCGGAACCGGAACCCATGTCGGAACCGGAACCCATGGTGGAACCGGAACCCGTGTCGGAACCGGAACCCAGACCTTCTTTCGTGGATAATGAATTCAAAACAATAAATACAGGAAGACCAATACCAAAAGAAGAAGAAGAAGACGTTTTGTTTTCGGATGCACCCGAAACCCAAAGAAAAAAACCTCAATTATATTAAATGGAGTTTGAAGACTATTTGAGAGATCCAATGTCTGCCGCGATCGTAGCCGGTCTTATTACAGCAGGATACATTCACTTTAAAGCAAAAATAAATAATGAAGGTAAGTTACCATTGAGTGCATATACTAAACCAGCGGCACTCGTTGGGATTTTAGTTTTTTTTATAGTCACGAACGGTCTCGGTAAACGTGAATCTATATCAACTGAACCGTTTTAATTTTCTTTACTTAAAGATATTGTAACTATATACAGTACAAAATGACTTCCGTATCCGCGTTCACTGAAATGATGGGTCAATTTCTTATGGAACTACACAAAACTTTTCCAGAAGAAAAAGGCTTGAAAAAGTGCATCTCCGCTTTTGAACTCATGAAAGATACAAACCCGAAACTCGTGGTAGACGGTTTCATGGCGAGCGTTACACCGTACGCAGATAAGATTTCGGCGAAAGACGATACGTTTTTCATAAACGAATCTAAGAATCTCGATTTCATGAAAGATATCAACTTGGAAAAACACTGGGATTCGTGTTCCGAAAACACCAAGAATGCGATTTGGCAATATGTCCAGACCCTTTACATGTTGGGTACAACTATCAAGTCTATTCCAGAAGATACACTCTCCATGATTGAGAGTGTTGCTAAGCAGTGTGCCGATAAGATGGGTGAAGATGGTTCCGAATTAGACGAAGCCGCTCTCATGAAAACCATGCAAGGTATGTTGGGGGGTATGCTTGGAGGCAACAAAAAATAAACTCACTATATATAAATGGCTTCTTGGTTCGAAGATCCAAAACAACTCATTCGTTCGGATAAAGTTTTAGAGTTCTGGCCTTCAAATACACTCGCTCCAGAACAACGTATAAATGCGGCTTCACGATTTATAATTTACGCAACGTGTATAATTTATCTCATAAACAGAGACTTTAGAATTTTTATTTTAGGCGGTACGGCTTTAGGTGTTCTTTATGCTATGGAGAGAACGGATATGGTAAGTGAAGCACTCGCTAGACCAACTCAAAATCAATTAGGTACAACAGGACGATGTCAACAACCCACGGTGGAGAACCCAATGGGTAACGTTCTTTTGAGTGATTTTAACGATAGACCAGATAGACCAAGTGCGTGTTACTACCCGACGGTTAAAAAGCAAACTAATGATTTAACAACGAACGGTGTTATGTACGGACCATCTCGTTCGCGTTCCTCTTTACCAGAATACCAAAGAAACGCTTTATCGAGACAGTTCGTAACCATGCCAAACACGTCTTTGGGAAATGATTCTCCATACGAGTTTATACACGGTTCCCGAAAAGATACGTGTAGACAAGACCCTAGATTGTGTGATCCAGATGCGAGAGGTGTACAACTCGAAGCGTTCGCGGGTTTAGCACCAAACGGGGATGTAAGAAGATAGATTCATTTAAAATAAAGAAAGTAAAAGTAGGTACTCGATTTGCTTAAACAAAATCTTAAGTAATAGTAAATGGCGTATCAACTCCAACCAGGATTAAAAATCGTTCAAGATAAGGCTGTTCCAACCGTATGTGCAACCGAAGAAGTGTTCGTGTATCCTCAGCCCAGTACTCTTAACTACGGCTCTTCTCGTCCAAACACCATGCTCTATGGAACCGCACCTTACATGGCCGGTAAAGGTTCTCCAGCACAATTTATAGAGACGAGCGATGCTCTTCGACCACAATCGACTACACGTTTCAACAAAGTATTGGCGAAAACCTACGAAAGGGGTTTCCACCCTTTACAAAACGTCGAGTGTAAAGTTCCACTCAGAACCATGTCGTACGAACCTTCGAGTACGAGAGCCGAACTCCAAAATGGTTTGTTTCAGAAAAGATACCTCGATAAAAATGTTAGTAAGAAATAAGAATGGCTGATCCCATATCTATATTGGCTATAGCAGGTCTTGTTTATGCTGGTCGTAAACTGAGTAAACCAGAAGAAGAAACGTACGCGATTGAAGGTAAGTCCATAGAAGAAGATATTGTTTTAAAACCGGAATTTGATAGGGATGTTGTTATAAACGATTCGTTTTTAGGTCCAGTTTCGCCACTCGTTGAACCCACCTACACGTCTAAAGAAGAAGTTTCTTCTTTTGCAGAAGTTGCTCCGCAACAGAGATCTTCGGGTTCAGAATTACTTGGCATGAGAAATAGAATGATGTATGACGGAGGCATCATGAATAACCTTTCCCCGATAGAAAGACAAAACGTTGGTCCAGGTTTGGGTGTTTCCGCGGACGTACCCTCGGTCGGTGGTTACCAACAACTTTTCAGAGTTAACCCAGAAAATGTGGGTGCATACCGTCTCACAACTTTACCAGGGCGAAGTGGTCCCGCTTACGATTCGAAGGGTGGTAGAAGAGGTATTATAGGCGAAGTTGCCCAAAACAGACCAGAGAAAACGGCGTTTTTGCAAGGTCGTCTTCCACCAGTACCGGGTAGAGCGCAAGGTATGAGTGGTAGAGCACCAAGAGGCGAACACGAACGTACGAAGAGAACGACGAACAGATCGGAAACCGGTTTGCGTACGGACGGTTTGACGTATGCGAGTGCAAAGAGAACGGTTTCGGCACTCACACGTGCCCAGGAACCAACGAGAAACAAGAAGGATGGAAATATGGAACAGTACCAGTACAATAATCAACCAGCACCGGGTATTAGTAGTTTTATTGGTGGGTATTTGAGTACACCAGCAACTAAGATAGGTGAGAAGAGAACGTATGGTACAGCACACACGGTAGAAGAACTCATGAAATACGGTTTTAGACCGGACGATAGAAGAGGTAAAGCCGGTAGAGCCGGGGGTGCCGGTAGAATGAATGTACGCGCCGATCCACTTAACCAAGGTGGTATGGTTACGAGTGTTCGTTCGGATACGACTCGAATAGACGGTAGAGTGAACTCAGCGGATGGGGCTTGGACACAACAGTATAGACAAAACGATTATAACCAGTTCAATGCATACAAAGGTAACATGAATCCAAACTCGTCTCCAAATAGCTTAGACATGGCGAAACGTCAACTCATGAATAATCCATTATCACACAACCTTTCCTAATTAGTTAAACAAATAAGTAAATACACTCATTAAAATATTGTTCATATATTTTAATGAAGGTACACACCTTAGATATAGATAGTGGTGAACGTGATCCCACTTTGTACCCAAACCCAGGTGATTATGTCGTACACCTAAAAAACCCTATTTATGACGTGTCCAAAATTTCACTCATATCAGCACGAATACACAACAGTCAGTATCTCATACACGATAGAAATAACCAATTTGATATAAATGGAACAACAGTCACTATACCTATAGGAAACTATAGCGGTAATGATTTAGCACAGGCGGTTGCAACAGCCTCTTCTAGTGTTATTACATCTGCCGTGTTTGACAAGGAAACGAACGCTATAACGTTTACGGGTAATGCACCGTTTACATTTGAATTTTACGGGGGTACGAACGGGTACGCTACGGGGACGAACGGGTACACAACACCATACGATGTTTTAGGTTTACCGGCAAGTAACGTTTCGTCTACCACGTCATCGCCATATACTTTAGAAACAGGGAGTATTAATTTACAGGGTGCAGATGCAATTATAGTGAAACTGAGTAGCGGTTCGGACGAATTTAACAAAACCGTGTTTTCGGAATCGCCGTTTTATACCGGGCGTATACTTTTGTGTGGTGACGTGATTAACTATTCCGGGGCGGACGATGCCGTAGAACACAATTTCGATTCCGGGTCGCAAAAAACGATATCGAGTTTAAGGGTACAATTTTATTATAGTAGTAATAACCGGTTAATACCTTACGAGTTTAGGAACGCGAACCACGTTTTAAAATTAGCTATAACGTGTTCTACTGATAAACTCGAAAACCTGTCTAGTGTGAGTAGAGAATGGTCTCTACCACCACCTATGAGTATCCCCGAACTGGAGGATCCGCGTAGATGGGATGGTGTTATATCTATATTTGTAATAGTCGCCACTGGACTATTCTTACTACTTGTTACTAAAAAACAAGCGAGACTTATCGAGTAACCGCGAAGATTGGTTGCGATGGCTTTTGGACACGCGTCGACAATCTGGAAACGACGATGTATACGAAGATGGAAAGAAGCGTCGTGAGCAAAGCGGTAAGCGTGTAGTTCATACCACCGTTCTTGTTGACCTTGACGATTTGGTTAACCAACCACCTGACCAAGTCCATCCAAGACAAAGCGGCGGCGAAGGAAAACCCCGCGACGATCGCGTTGAGGGATTGCGTTTCGAGTTCACGAGTAACGAGCGTAACAGTTTCGGCTGCGGTAGACATTTTTTATACTATAGAAACAGATTTTATTCTGGGAACAAATCGTCCTCGAATAAAATTTTTTTATACTTTTTCGTATTTTTAAGGTACCCTTTTAACATTTTCGGGTTACCACCTTCGTATTCTGACTCTGAAGATTCGCGATCGGTATCCGATTCCGATTCCGATTCCGATTCATCTTGACTATCTTCGTCGGATAATTTGAAATATTCACGACTCGTCGTCCATCCACTCGGAGTTTGAGTATTCATTATTATCTATAGCATTTTTTAAAAGCTGTTCTGACGGGTTTTTTGGTTGCCACGTACTCCAATTATCGTACGCCATGTTCATTTTAACGAATTTGTATTCCCTTCCCGTGTACCTCGTAAAGGTTACATCCTTATCGTCTACAAAAACCTCGTCCTCGTCCTCGTCCTCGTCCTCGTCCTCGTCGTCGTAAATTTCCGGGAACATGGACCCCGTGTGTTTTCCGACTTCGTGCATGACACAATACTTCATGGAGTATTCCATGTCTTCTGGTAAAACTGTATCGCGTCCACACGCCTTGGCGTATTCGGCTGCAAATAATACCGACTTCTCTATAACTGGTAACATGATATCCAAAACCGTGTTTTGAATGTTTTCTGTGATGGTTTGTTCTGCGTCTTTTTCTTGTTGATTCATTATACTATACGTTAAACAGTGTTTTAGCAATACCGTTTTCTACACGGAGTATATTATAACTTAGGCCTAAAACTCTAAGTTCTCTATCTGCACTAGAGTCCGGGTGTAAATCTATTTTTAGTATTTGATCTTTAACTAAACTAAAGTTCCTTTGACCTGTTGGGTACCACCGTTCGGGTTCGAGTGCAAAACTATACGAGTAGTATCTTCTGAATAATTGCGTTCTTGAATGGTGTATACCACTTTGTACTGCGCGTAAATTAACAACACTACCCGTTTTGTCATTTAGTATTTCGGAATCGTCGAGTTTGAGTTGAATATTTTTTACATTTTCATAGTTTGTGTATTCGTTATTGATAATCATATCAGGTGAATCGTAATTGAACGAACTTATAAAAAATCCATCGACAACTTTTCTGAGTCTTTGTACGATAAAAAATAACTCTTTCACTGGGTTTTTAAATTTGAGTTTATGTTTAAATGTAGACGTTGTGTTTATATGTATGGTATCGCGACTTTCCTGTATTTGTGTTATCGTATAATCTATTCTTTGATTACTTAACTTTTGCTTTTCTTCTTCGTCTAACGAAACAATTTCGGTATTTAGTTTTATACTTTTTATGAGTCCTTTTGGAGACTCGCCAGTATAATAAGATTCTTGATCTGCCGTGTGTTTACCGTATATACAGTCTTTTACGTCTCTCAGTTTTATAACAACTTCAATTTCCTGATGGTTTATGGCACAGAGTGGTATCGCGAGTTCGGGGTTATTATAAAAGTAAAACGGTATATCGATAAAATATTTGGTATCAGAGGTTGCGTACCCGAGGTATCCCAAAATAGAGTTATTGGATACGGGTGTACCCGAAAATTCGAGGGGTGGTTTACCGATAAGTTTGGCTAAATTGTGTTGTTTCGTCTGTGTCACGTAATTATCCGAATAAATCGCTAAGAAATCGCTCGGAACACGTTGTATAACTTCACCACCTATGACGAGTTCGACGTATTCAATCATGGCGTGACCTATCGATTCCACATAACCAAACCCGTTGTATCCGGATTTTAAATTTTGATCTATAGCACTTAACTCAACTTTCAAACTCACGGTTTTTAAAAGGTCACCTTGGTCTTGAGGAATGGTACACTTTATGGTATTACCAAACTCTATTTCGCCATCGACATCTAAATCA